CCGCGACTGCGACAGACATTGCTGTCCTCCCCAGAGCGCATGGCCATCTCTTTGACATACTCATCCGACCCCCTCGGACTGTCCATGTAGCTCACCTTGAATGTGGTCCATTCATCACTCAGCCTGGTATGCGTGTCATAAAAGAATCCGCTGGACCTCACCGGGTTGCCCAGAAGCAGCGTCACCGCATTGTGGCCAGACATCGATCCAGCCGCTGCCTCAAACTCTTTCTCTGGCACACCAGATGCCTCATCAGCCACCAGCATCACATTGTCTGAGTGAACCCCTTGCAAGGCTTCGGGCTGCTCTGCTCTCGATGTCCTCGCCGAGATGAACGCCTCCTCGTTGGCGTCTTTCACCTCAATGCGGTCTTGTTTCACCTCCAACTGGTCAAACAGCATGGGTGGCAGCACCTTCACCCAACGCTTAACCTCGGCAAACAAGGCGTCATACAACTGGCTGCTGGTGGGCGCTGTGACCACCACCTTGACCGGAAATCTGAGAAACAGATACCAAATCATCGCCCAGCTGGCGGCGGTGGACTTTCCCACGCCATGTCCGCTGCGAACCGATATGCGGCGGTTGCCTGCCGCGATGTGGTTCAAGAATTCCACCTGCCAAGGGTCAGGCTCAGTGTTCAAGACTTCTCGGACAAACAGGACAGGATTATTCTTGTAAAGTTTGACGAATTCGACAAACGGGTTATTCGCCACCAATTCCTCAGAATTTTTTTTCGGGACGCGCTTTTTCGCAGGGGTGGGGGTAGGGGGGTGGGTCATGGGGATCGGTAGGTGTTTAGGTGCGACATCAGCTCACCCCCGCCAAAATCCGCGAAGGGGGGTCGCGCGGCCAGCGGCCAGCAGGCAGTCACCGCGGCCACTTGACAGCGAAAAAGTTATCCACAGTGCAATGCGCTGATAAGTCATTGATTCATATGCTTTCTTACATGAGACTTACAAAATCGATTTAACACGATGTCCATTATGTTAAGTCAAATGTGGATAACTGGCTCTGATTTGCTCAATCAGCAAGCAGATTTGCGTTATCCACAGGCCAGTGTGCTCAACCATTGCGATTTTCTGTGGATAAGTCATCAACAACCTCGACATGACGCAGAGCCGCCATGCGTAGGTCTTGGATGTTGATGTTGACCGATGCCGCTTTTTGTAAGCCGTAAGTTTTCTGATCCCACCTTTCGGCCAGCCATTGCCGAGTGCGGATGCGCTGGACATCGCGCTGCGCGTGGTCGATGTCCATGCTATCGGCGATCTTGATCGTCTCACAGGCCATCAGATCGGCGGCACGCGTACGCGCGCGCGTAATCATAGCACCGTAGTCGTTTTCCTCAATCCACTCGTCTAGCGCACGCTTAGAGATGCCCAGATCGATGCATATGTCGGCAATGCTTTTGCCTGCCTCAAACATCGAGAAGATCATGTCCTCTGGCAGTTTGTTGAGCATTGCGACATCGGAACGGCGCTTTGGGTTGCCTGGCATCGCTTTAAACCCTCTTTAAAGCCGTTTTTACGCGCTGGACGATGTCCAGTACCTTTTCCTTGATCAAAGCCGCCAAACGCTTAATTTGTTCCATTTTTCAATCTCCCTGCAAGTTTCGTATCGAATTTCTTTTCGGCTGTCTCGCCTTCCAGTACATGGAGATCGTCTTCCATGTCATCAAATCCTGATTCTCCACCCAATTTGAATGTTTTGACCTGTGCGGTTGAATCAAACGCCTTGACAGCAATGATCTGCTGCACCAGCGGATCGTTGAAGATGACTTCGAGTTCCTCCATTGACCAGATGAATTTGTTGTCCAGTTCCTGCCTCTCGCGTTGGATGGCCAGCGTCTCGTTGACCGTTCTGACAATCACCATGACCTGACCTGACTGCAACTGCCATTCGATTCTGGGTATCTGATCGCTGGCTGGACTGATGCCTTGATCGGTAGCCCACTGATCCAACACTGAGTACGCGCGGATCATTCCCGCCAAACTGGAATCAAACTTCGTCCGATCCTTTGCGTCAATCGCCTGATGTAATCTGCCGTTCTGAATCCAAAATTTCTCTCTGAGTCCACTGTCAACTAAAGTAATCAGTCGATTTTCTCCCCATTTTCTGTCGCTGACCTCTTTGGCTGCCTCCAACTCCACCAATCTTGACTGCACATAAATCGTCCACGAATCTGCTTGTGGACTTGGACTCACCGCCACTGGATGCTGTCTTGCGTTTTTTTTCGTTGCCATCTCGTTTCCTCGTTTTGTTGTCAATTGGGAACACACAGGGGGTAACAAACCTCCGAGTCTTTAGACTCTCGGTTTGTTCCTGTTACCCTGTGCGGAACAAACAAGTAACATTTGTACCTTGTTTGTTACCTGTTACCTGTCTATTCATACAGTATCAGAATGCCTCGCCAGAATTGCTTTTGACGGTCAACCAGGCAAATCCATCGCTGATTTGGCCGTGGCCATATTTGGTCAAGTCCTTCCTGATGCGCCCCCAAGCCACCTTGAAACTGTCTTTGTCCTCATCAGTGCAGCCCATTTTTGACCACAATTCGGCCTTCCAATGCGTCAAATCGACAACCATGCGCTGAGAACCTTCGATTAACTTCAAGAATCCATTCTTCTTAATCGCTGATTCCAGACATTGGAGTGATAAGACCTGATTTTTGCCGTGTCCGGCGTTGCTTTTGCTGTCCTTTTTCATGCCATCGAACGATCCCAGTTCGCTGGCCTGCACCGCCAAACTGGTCACCGGATCACCGATTTGCAATGAGCTTGGCGACTCCAGTTCGATGCTGACCATCTCAAATCCGATGCGTTTGTTGTCCTCGCCGTCCTTTTGCTTACTGATGGTGATGACACCTTTCATCTGTTCCTCGAATCTAAGGAGTTCGAGTTCAGTGTCCACCGCGCCGAGCAAACTGGAGTGTCCGCGCAGACCGCGACTCTGATCCTTTCCACTGTGGTGCAGGATCATCAAGGCGCAGTCCTGAACGATCTGCTGAATGCGTCCGCAGGCCGTGATGAATGCGCCCATGTCTGCTGAGTCGTTCTCATTGCCACCGCCAAAGGCTCTGGCCAGCGTGTCAATGACGATCATCTTGAAGTTGATGCCTGTCTCCATGACCAGCGTTTCGATGGCAATCATCAGCGCGTTGAAGTCCTCCACGCTGGCTCTCAAGTTGAGTTGATGGCGTATGACATAGATTGGCGCACCGTCCTCGGTCTGGTGGTGCTGCTTGCACGCCTTAATCCTTGCACCGACACCGCCAAATCCCTCGCCACAGATGTACAAGACCGCGCCCTTTTCTGTCACGCCGTGACCCATCCATGTCCTGCCTGTCGCTATCGCCTCGGCAATGTCTAAGGCGATGAACGACTTGAAACTCCCAGGTGGTCCATAAAGCGCCGTAAACGCACCCACAGGTATCACTCCCTCAATCAGCCACTTGACCGGCTCGTCTTGGATACTGTCCCAGTGCTCGATGGCTATTTGCTTGGCGGGCTTTGGTGGTGCTGAATCCTTTGGCTCTGTCTCGAATTCCTTGGCGATGTCTTCTGCTGTCACTTGCTGCACCGCACTCGCAATAGAATTCAGCACAGGATTCAATCTTTCGGGCATCGTTAGCTGATCCACGCTGGTGATGACTGATGCCGCCTTGACCAGCGCCACCAGCTTGTCCCTGCTGCCGCCTTCCTCAATGAATTCATAGGCATCGTCCCCCTGCCCTTGCAGTCCGAGGTCAACGACTTTGAGTGACTTGACGATGGGCAAGATCGCTTCCGCGGCCTTGTACGCATATCCCCAACCCGCCACATCGTTGTCCGGCAAGATGATCACCTGAGCGCCAGCAAAGTATTCAGTGATGGCGGCAGGCCAACTGCCTGCCCCTGTGTGCGCGGTGGTGGCGATCATGCCAATCGACTTGATCGCGTCTGCCGCCTTCTCGCCTTCCACCAAGAAGATGTTTCTGCCGGCGGTTTTCGCGTCCAGCAATGCTGGCAGGTTATAGGGGACGATGCGTGCATCGCTGAGCGTGCTCTGCTTTCTGCCTGCCTCGTCAATCTTGTACAGGCGGTATGTTTTGCCTGACTCGCCTACCTTTAGGCGCTGCTTAACGAATACCGGCTGACGGTCTTCATCGGTGTAAATCCACTCCTGCTGAAATTCCACCTTTGGGATCGGCTTGATGTTGGCAAGTGGGTCTGGCCTCTCCAAGAGTTCCGGCAATAAATTGAGTGCTCTGATGGTGTGGAAGACATCTTCCTGAGAGCACCCACCGTGGCAATGGAACAAAGGCTTACCCTCGTCATTGATGTCTATGCTGAGAGATGGATTCTTGTCGCCGTTGCCTTTGCCGTGTGACGGTACAGGGCAACTCGCCACCCATTGACCGTTTGCTTTCTTCGCGTTGCCGAGCGTCTTGGCTATTTGTTCTGCTTGCATTTATGGCTGCCAATATTTGAAGGAAAAAAAAGCCTGGGGTTTTACGCCCAGGCGCTTACTGTCTATTCTTTAAAACATTTCATCATCAGCCACTGCTGCGGCCATCGCTGACTTCTGCGGTTCTGGCGCTGGCGCGGCCTTTGGTGCAGGCGCATCGAGTGGCGCTGAGTGGTCGGCACACGGATCGG